AATAGGGAGTGTCAGCCCTTAGATGTAGTGAGCATGACAACTCATCCCGGTTCGAGTCCGGGTTCCTTCACAGAGAATTTTTCTTTTTATGTTTAACTAATGTTGCCAGCGAAAAGGACGCTGTAGGGTTAAAGCCCCTGTTATTTGAGTTTTAATTGTTCTATACTATTCCGGTGTGCTTTGAACGGCTATCCGGAAGCAAGAAGCTCGTGAGAGTGCTATTTAATAGTTAATGTCGTGTTTTATTTTGTGTTTGTGTTCTAGGTGAATGGTTCGTGAGAATAGTTCACTTAAAACGGATGGCTGGTGTAATTGGCAGCATACGCAGATATGCGTGATGTGGGTTCGATCCCCACGCCATTCACCCTTCTGATCCTAATTAAATTATAGTAGTTCATGAGTTTTGTTTTGTGTTTGTGATTGGGGTGTATGGTCTGTGAAGATAGTGCACCTTTTTAATTAATCGGGCGGATATGTATATCGTTGGTTGAAACTGCGGTGAGGTGCACCAATATTCCGTGAGACCGGTTCGACTCCGGTTCCGTCCACTAGCATTTACATTATGTATAAATCAGGGAGCCGTACACCCTTCAAAGCGTAGCCGTTCCATAAGGTACATTGGATTATTCATTTTCTTATTTTTCTGCCTGTACAATACCGTACAGGCTTTTTTACTACCTGAAAATGGCGTTAAAATGGCGAAGTTTCTGTTTGTTAAACTTGTCAATAACGATTACCTTTACTGATGTAATAAACTAAAAGTCAAACCATTAAATTAGAATTATGATTATAAGAACAGTTTGCGGATATGATTTCTTTGAGGTGAGTTCTGCAATGCAGAAAGCCATTAGGCGAGCCGACACCGGGGTAGCCGGCTTTTTTGCATTGGAACTTTGGGCGAGTGGGTACCGCGACTATGTGTGGAAGCGTCTGTTTACCATTAGTGCTGAAGATTGCTATGGAATCATTACTAAAGAGATAGAAGCATTGTGGCAGGGGCATGAGCTGGTAAACAAGACTGCTACTGAACCCAAAGGGAGGATATTTGTCAGTAAAGCTGTTATTCTCCTTTGTGAATGTAGAAAGAATCGTGATGCGGATCATTTGCAAAACTTCATCTATGATAGAAAGGATATTGATATAGAAAAGTGGATAAATGATGTCAGGCGTTACCCTATTCCTATTCCAGATTACACTTTCGATGTACATACACGAAAGGGTAAAAAACATGGGAGAACCAAAGAAGAATTCTTTCAGGAAGAATACAAGGCGTTACAACCTCGTGTTCCTGGTTTATTCGATGATTTGGTTCAACCCAGTCAACCAAAGTTATTTAATGATGAAACCACGGCTAAGTAGCTGTGGTTTCATCATTTTTCATATAAGTCAAACCAATTTAATTAAAAAAATGAACACGTATTACAAATTTGCGCCAAATGTATTTTTGGCAAAGTGTGATGAGAAGCACGAAAAAGGTGAAACTATTGAAGTTACCACCAAGTATGGAAAAGAAAATGAATGTATTGTTTTCAACCTCATTTACGAACGTGATGGATTCTATTACTACTCAATCGTACGGGCTGATGGCTTTAATGTGCAAGAGTGGGCCAAACAAAGAGCTGAACGTCGTCATGAATGGGCTACATCTGCTGTACAGAAAAGCTGTGAATATTACAACAAGTCCAATAAAGATAAGGATTTTCTTTCTCTAGGTGAGCCTATCAAAGTGGGACATCATAGCGAGAAGCGACACAGAAAAGCGATAGATGATGCGTGGAACAATATGGGGAAAAGCGTTGAGTTTAGCGATAAGGCTGCCGAACATGAAAGAGTTGCGAAGTATTGGGAAAAAAGGGCTAATACGATAAACTTGTCCATGCCGGAAAGTATAGATTTCTACGAACATAAGTTGGAACAAGCAAAAGAATATCACGAAGGATTGAAGTCCGGTAAGTACCGACGCGAGCATACATACGCTATGGCTTATGCCAATAAAGCAGTAAAAGAGGCTAAAAAAAATTATGACCTTGCAGTAAAGCTGTGGGGCGATGTTTAATAATTTGTAGTATCTCAAATAATTTACTATGAGAGAATTATCAAAAGAAACCTCATTACAAAGGGTAATGAGGGCTTCAGGTCGTGTACCTGTACAATGCTCATGCAGTGTTTGTAAACAACAATGTCATACGCCATGTTTAGGTACTCCTGATGATATTGAACGAATTATTGATGCAGGTTATGCCGACAGGTTAGCGCTGACGAACTGGGCTGCTGGTATATTCTTAGGGGTTATTAATATTGCTATTCCGATGATTCAGCCCGTTGCTGGTAAGGAGTATTGTGCTTTTTTCGAGAATGGACTGTGTATCTTACATGATAAGGGTTTGAAGCCCACTGAAGGACGTTTGTCTCATCACACAGTCAGGAAGGATAACTTCAATCCTGCTATGAGTATTGCTTGGAACGTTGCAAAAGAATGGCTGATGCCGGAGAATGAGGATGTACTTTCTCGTGTAGTAAATAAATTCTTGAATGCGAGGAAGCCATGAATGTGTGTCAATCAATACCTCGTAGAGATTGTAAGGTGTTTGCTAAATGTGGAGCAAAATCCTTATCACATTGCCGGCGGCACCGCGAAACTGATGAGAAGTGTAAAAGTTGTACTCTAATTCGTCGTAAGCCGCGTAATCGGATTATAGATGATTCAGGACGTGAAATGAAAAAATGTACCCATTGCGGAAATTACTTCTACTTGAACCGGTTCTACAATCGTATAGTGGTGAGAAAAGGTAAGGAATATCATTTGTTGACTTCCTGGTGCCGTATGTGTATGTCACAGATTAATAATCAGAGGGCAAAGAAGAAAAAGTGACTTGTCTATTAAATTTTTTGTATGAAATATTATGCTTCAGTCAGCTTTGGAAAGGATTCCTTGGCAATGCTTTTCATGCTAATAGATAAAGGATATCAGTTGGATGAAGTCGTTTTCTATGATACAGGTATGGAATTTCAGGCAATCTATAACACTCGTGATGCTGTTCTTCCAATTCTTAAAAAACTTGGCATTAAATATACAGAACTGCATCCGGAGCAACCTTTTCTTTGGACAATGTTTGAAAGGCCGGTTAAGAAAAGAGGGACCAATATTATCCATAAAAAAGGATATAGTTGGTGTGGGGGAACATGCCGGTGGGGAACGAGTGAAAAACTTCGTGCATTGAAAGCTCACACAAAAGACGGAATTGATTATGTCGGTATTGCTGCCGATGAGACCCATCGCTTTGAAAAGGAAAAACGACCAAATCGGGTTTTACCACTTCGTGATTGGGGCATTACTGAAGCAGATGCACTCCAGTATTGTTACACAAAAGGCTTTGTTTGGCATGAGGATGGAGTAAGGCTATATGAACTACTTGATCGTGTGAGTTGCTGGTGTTGTGGAAATAAGAACTTGAAGGAGTTGAAGAATATGTATTTGTACCTTCCATGGTATTGGAAAAAGCTGAAAGAACTTCAGTTAAATACCGATAGGCCCTATCGGCGTAATAGTGGAGAAACCATTTTTGATTTAGAGGAAAGATTTAAACGTGAAATGCAACAAAAATAGTTATTATGATTCCCTTATGTATAAATGGAAAAGATTATTATGATCGAGAAGAAGCACTTGCTGCCTGGTTCGAGGAATGGTTAATGAAACAAGACTTTGAGCAAGATCTTATTGATCGAGAGCTGGAACTTGAATATCGAAAGACTCATCCTGATTGGAACACTCCTTATGTGATGTATGGTGTTCGTAAAAAACATAAGTGTATCCAAAAGAATGAAATTGCCGTGTTTTATGACTTGTTACCGAGACAAAAGCGTGCTCGTACTGCTGAAACACATTGGTATAAAGTATTGTACAAGAGAAAGGCCACTCCTGAAGAAGTTGAGTCACTCAAGGCTGGGGAATATACCCGTAGATATTTGGTGTATTCCCTGTTTATTGAGAAGAAAATGACTCTTGACAAGGCTTTATCTCTTATAGTTGCCGATGATAAATTATTAGGAATTGCTGATAATACCATCTCTGAAATTGTAACAGCCTTTGAGACTTTCTTTAACCGTAAATTTAGAATTTATAAACCCGAGTTTACAACTCAACTTAATTTATTTACAGATTAATATGAAAACAACAATTATTTCATGTGTGATTTTGTTTGTGTTCCTGCTATATGTAGGACACTTTTCTATAACAATCAAGCCGTTCACAGTCCAACTTCCATACTGGCATCGTTCGCTCGGACTGTTTCTGTTGATCCTCTCTTTTATAGTATATAATGTCGGTGAACGTGCAAAAGGGTACATTGATGGAATGAAAGAAGGGGAAAGAATTGTACTTGAATTGTTGAAGAAAAAGACCGAATGAAAATGGCGTTAAAATGGCGAAGTTTCTGTTTGCTAAACTTGTCAATAACGATTACCTTTATAGACGTAAAGCATTAAAAGTCAATCAACATGAAGAGGAATGAAAAAATAGAAAAATTAGAAAGACTAGGTATTTTCAATCAATGGAAATATAATACAGAAAGAGCAAATGAGACATTTAATATTGAATGTCCTGACTTCTCAATGACAAATGAAGAGCGGATGAACAATTTGTTAGATGTTGATTGCAGCTTTCATCAGTTTCTAACTATTTCATTCCCTTTTTATAATACTCCTGAAGGTGCTACTTTTTGGGAGAATATTGCAAAAAAATAATCGAACTTAATTGAATTGAAATTATGAGTAAAAAAGATTTAATAGAGCAGAACATCACAAGAGTTCAAGAATATGTGAGGGAACTTATTGAAGATGCAAAGTGTAATAATGGTGTTTCGGAAACTCTTGAATCTACTTCAATAATTGTAGGTAATAGTGATGATATCTATGATTTTGCAATTTTATTTGCTTCTAATAGTGAATGTGTTTATTGTGAATTCATAAATGGTAAAATAGAGTACATTGATTGTGAACTAGATTGTGAAATATGCCAATTTGAAGGAAGACTAATTTTTCAATATATAAACGGAAGTTTTCATAATCCTACTAGTCAAATTATCGAACTGTCAAAATTGCTGATGAAAGGCGAATTAAAAGACACAAAAAGTATCTTTTGTTCTATGGTACTTCGATTAATGGATACTGAAGAATACAGTAACAATTATTGCAAATCTTTGGATTTAGTTCTGAGGCTGTTTCCTGAAATAGATGGAGAATTATTAGAAAAGGAATTGGATAGATATATTTAAGCATTACAAGGATGAGTAAAATGAATTTAAATGAATTAAGAGACAAAGCATATAAAACAGCTTGTGAACATGGGTTTCACGATCAAGAGCTAAGTAACAATCATTTTCTTTGCCTTGTGATTTCTGAACTGATGGAAGCTGTGGAAGCAGATAGAAAAGGAAGGCGTGCTAATGTTGATCGGTATAATAAGAAGATTGCTAACAGCCGCATTTGTCAAGGATTGGATTCTGACATTCCCAAAGAGCGCGGTTACGAAGTTGCATATAACGAAACCATTAAAGGTTCAATCGAAGAAGAATTAGCTGATGCTGTTATCCGCTTGCTTGATCTTGCAGGACTTCGAGGAATAAACCTTGAACTTGCCAACGGAGATATTGATGACTGTATTGAAGATATGGCAGAAGCCTGTAAAGACGAAACTTTCACCGAATCAATCTATTCCATCTCTACACTTCCCGTTAGATATGACGGAATATTTGATTTTTCTACAGCCGTGAATGATATGATACTATCTATTTTCGGGCTTGCCAAGCACTTAGATGTAGACCTGTTTTGGCACATCGAGCAGAAAATGAAGTATAACGAACTCCGTGAAAAGATGCACGGGAAGAAGTATTAACTCTCATAACAAAAAAATGGATGATAAACGAAAACAAATATTGGTAGATTACATATCCTACCTGTATACGACGGGTAGGAGCTATGATAGCATCGGGAAATACATCAAATATGTGACTGATTTTCTTGAAAATTCCGAAGAAATCAATCGTCGTGGTTATTATAAATATAAACATAAAAATGCTGATGCTATGGTGCGCCATTCGTTTATGTGTGAGGCTGTTTGTGATTTATTGTCTTATCTTAAAATCGGATATGGCCGACGGGAAAAGGCTGTAAAACCTTTGGAGAAACTTGAGGTTATTTCAGAGAAGAATAAGAAACTGCTTAATGATTTTATAATATGGTTGACTGATAACAATGATTATTCCTCTCACACAATTGATGTCTATTATACCTCGTTGAGAAAATATTTTGAATACGCCAATGAACTAAATATGGATAATTGCAGACGATTTATAAAAAGCCTTGAAGAGGAAAAACTTTCTCCAGCTACCATTCGATTACGTATTACAGCCATTGAGAAGTTCTCCAAATGGGTGAAGAAACCTATTGAACTGAAACGACCTAGAATGAAACGCAAGTTGGATGTAAACAATGTACCGACAGAAGAGGAATATAATAGGTTACTGGAGTATCTGAAAACAAAACTCAACAAGGATTACTATTTCTTCATTAAGGTATTGGGTACTACAGGAGCTCGGCTCTCGGAGTTTCAGCAATTCACGTGGGAGGATATAGCGACCGGCGAAGTTGTTTTGAAAGGGAAAGGGAACAAGTATCGGCGTTTCTTTTTCCAAAAGCAATTGCAGAGGGAAGTGAAGGACTATATAAAGGAGACAGGCAAGTCCGGTACTCTTGCTGTTGGGAGATTCGGGCCGTTGACTCAAAGAGGACTTTCACAGCATCTGAAAGTATGGGGTAAACATTGTGGTATCGATTCGAAAAAAATGCACGCTCACGCCTTCCGGCACTTCTTTGCTAAAATGTTCCTGAAGAAAACCAAAGATGTAATTCAATTAGCAGACCTTCTTGGTCATGGTAGTGTAGATACAACAAGAATTTATTTACAAAAAAGTTATGATGAACAACAAAGAGACTTTAATAAAAACGTTACGTGGTAGTGTAGCCCAGCTCAATGAATTGTCGGATATGACTGAAGGCATAGATGTTTATGACGCTGCCGGATATGTTGATACTGAATTTCTTATGGAAGCGCTTTCCTGTGTTAATACTTTTATGGATGCGAGTAATATGGTTATTACGAAAATATCCTCACTGTTGGCGCCGGACGCTCCGGTTGATGAAAGGAAGAGCCAGGCTGATGAAGGTAAGAAATGGAATGTGGAAGAGATACTGAAGCATTGTACTCTTGAGGATAGTGTTCTTAAACTTCCGAAAGTACAATTCAATAAGAAATCCTATGCTGAAGCAAAGAAATGGATAGAAGAAGCTGGCGGCTCATGGCAGGGAGGTAAGATACAGGGATTCACATTTCCTTTTAATCCGGAACGTGTGTTCTCCATCTTGAAAGAAGGTAAGCGATGCGATTTGCAAAAAGATTTTCAGTTCTTTGAAACACCTGCTGATATTGCAGACTGGCTGATAATGCTTGCCGGTGGAATTCACGAAACAGATACCGTACTTGAACCAAGTGCCGGACGCGGTGCTCTGATAAAAGCGATTCATCGGTCGTGCCCGTCAGTAACAGTTGAATGCTATGAACTGATGCCGGAAAACAGGGAGTTTCTTCATACACTTGATAACGTAATATTGCTTGATGAAGATTTTACGAAAGACAGTGTAGGACATTACACTAAAATTATTGCTAATCCTCCGTTTTCCGGTAATCAGGATATTGACCATGTAAGACTTATGTATGAACGCTTGGAAGAAGGTGGAATTCTTGCAGCTATTACCAGCCAGCATTGGAAATTCGCATCTGAAAAGAAATGTGTTGAGTTCCGGGAATGGTTGGAAGAGGTTCATGGAGAAGTTTTTGAAATCGGAGCAGGTGAATTCAAGGAAAGTGGAACGACTGTTAGCACTATGGCAGTTGTAATAAAAAAGTGATTCAAATCTAAAAAGAAAGGAATAAATTATGCAATACATATTAACAGAACAAGAATATAGAGCTTTAACCCCTATTAGTGAGGTAGATAAACTCAAAGAAGAAGTACAGCTTCTGAATGATAAAGTTATGGAGCTTAGTGAACATCCATGTGGAAGTGACGCAGATTATAGAAGTATAACCTTTTATTGCGATGATTGCCCGATTGGTGCATTGGGCACTGGAACCTGCACAAAGAGCCAACAGTATTCTAAATAACCTTCAAAACAGAATAGATATGAAGATAATAGCAAAACAAGGTTCAGCGCTTGAGAAGCTACTGAAACAAATGAATGAACGGCTTTTGCGTGAACAAGACGAAGCTAAAGATATGATTCAGGAATATTGTGGTTCAAGACCAGATAGCATCGGTTATGTTTGGGCGTTTGGCTTCACTGCCGAGTGGTTTTATACACTTATAGGTTTTGAAAACAAGGAGTTTGTTCCTGAAAAATTGGTTCTGAATAATGAAGATAAGAAGCATCCGTGTTGGAAAATCAATAAACGAAAGAAGGAGGGGCGAGAATTTATAGACAAATGGTGTAAAAAATTCCGAGGTATAGATGGTAAGCCTCTTAATAGGTTTGGAATTCCAGTGATGCACGAAGAAACAGGACGCTACTTCCATTGGCTCCCGCTTGAAAAAGATGGTATCTATTACGTTTCAGTAGGTTCTTCCATTCTTGAATGTATGCCATCGGCAAAAAGTGAGCAGTTTGAGATAGAGGTTTAACATATAACAATGAAGTAATGAACATCGGAATATTAGCAGTTGACAGTAATTATCCTAATCTCGCGCTTATGAAGATAAGCAGCTATCATAAAGCACGTGGCGACAATGTAGAATGGTATAATCCCCTTTGTTCTTATGATAAGGTTTACATTGCAAAAGTATTTAGCTTTACGCCGGATTACGGCTATTACATCAATGCCGATCAAGTTGAGAAAGGCGGTACTGGGTATGACATAAAAAAGGTTCTTTTGCCAGAGATTGATAGAATGATTCCTGATTACGATCTGTATAATGTTGATAAGAATTTGGCTTATGGCTTTTTGACAAGGGGCTGTCCTAATCGTTGTAAATGGTGTGTTGTACCTGCCAAAGAAGGAAACATCACTACTTACATGGATATTGCGGATGTATCTGCTGGGCGAAAAAATGTGATTCTCATGGATAACAATATACTTGCATCCAACTACGGTTTGCAGCAGATTGAAAAGATTGTCTCCATGGGCGTACGAGTTGATTTCAATCAGGGGTTAGACGCTCGGTTAGTAACAGAGGATGTTGCAAAATTGTTGGCAAAAGTCAAATGGATAAAACGTATTCGGTTTGGGTGCGATACACCGGGGCAAATTGCAGAGTGTGAGCGTGCTACAGCGTTGATTGATAAATATGGCTATAAGGGTGAATACTTCTTCTACTGTATTTTATTGAATGACTTCAAGGAAGCATTTACCCGAGTAAATCATTGGAGAGTGAAAGGCGGTCGGTTCTTACCGCATTGCCAGCCTTATAGGGATTTGAATAATCCACGTCAAATTATTCCTCAATGGCAAAAGGATTTAGCCGGATGGGCTGATAAGAAGTGGGTGTTTAGAAGCTGTGAATTTAAAGACTTTACTCCTAGAAAGGGTTTTAAGTGTAGGGAGTATTTTCAAAAATAAGATTTAATCTTTAGGATTTTATGTTGAACCTAGGTGTGTCTTTAAACAAGATGCACCTTTAGTTTTTGTGATGATGAGAAAAATGATTGTAACCGGCAGTGAGGGATTTATTGGTAAAGCCCTTTGCCGAGAATTAGCTAAAAGGGATGTCGAAGTCATAGGACTTGATCGAAAGTCTGGTATTGAAGCCACAAAAGTATGTGAGCTCCTGAAAAATGGGGGTATTGATTGTGTGTTTCATTTAGCGGCGCAAACTAGTGTGTTTAATGGAAACCTGGAACAAATCAGGAAGGATAACATTGATACTTTCATGCGAGTAGCTGATGCATGTAACCAGTATCATGTGAAGTTAGTATACGCCAGTTCGTCAACGGCGAATCCGGAGAATACCACTTCCATGTATGGAATAAGCAAGTATTTCGATGAACAGTATGCATCTATCTATTGTAAGGCTGCGACCGGGTGCCGGCTGCATAATGTATATGGACCTAATCCGCGAAAAAGAACTCTTCTCTGGTTCCTGATAGAAAAGGAAAACGTGTCTTTATACAATTGTGGTCAGAATATCCGGTGCTTCACTTACATAGATGATGTCGTCGAAGGGCTTATTTATGCGGTGGGCTGTAACCGGCAGCTTATCAATATTTGTAACGTCCAACCTGTGACTACTATGTATTTTGCTTCTTTAGTAAAATACTACAAACCGCTTGAAATTGAGCTAATTAATGAAAAACGGGATTTTGACAATTTAGAGCAGTCGGTGAACCGGGATATCTATTTAGTACCTTTGTCTTATACATCTGTCGAGGATGGAGTAAAGAAGATTTTTGATGAAAAGAAAGGGAAAGATATGTCGTATTGATGACTGGGATAAGCCGGAAGCGGTGAAATGTAAGAGCTGGTCTCATCAGGAACGGTTATGTGATCTGAAAGAAAAGGTATCACTTCATAAAAAGGGTGATATCTATTACATCTCCCAGTTCACTCGTTCCAAGACTGGTACCAGCTTTTCAGAAATTAAACAGTCGGAGGAACTTGCATCATTCTTTGCAGAGAGAGCGTGTGAGTTTCTCCACCGCTTCATAGTAGGGGGATATGAAGGATGGTGTATAGTCACCACACCGCGACGGAGACACTACGAGGGCTTTCATTTTTCAACC